GCACACTCAGATATGTAAGAACAGAAGAAGGCTGGACATGGCGTAATCAATTAGGATTACGTAATCCAGGAATATTTAAAGGCATAGAAAATACATCTTCGAACAGTATAATGAGTTTTGCTTGTTTAGAAGAAGATGATTGGAAAATCTTACATGCAATTATTCCTAAACATATGAATATTGAATTGAATATTAGTTGTCCAAATGTTAACGCACACCCAAATTTAAAAAATTACTTCGCCTTAGATAAACGTAAATGGTGTATTGTTAAAGTGCCGCCAACTATTACACAAAAACAACTTGACAAAATAATTAGTTTAGGGTATAATAGTATACATGCAAGTAATACTATACCGACAGCAAAAGGCGGATTATCAGGTAAAATGATAATGCCATATACTTTAAAAATAATTGACTATATAAAAAGTAACTATAGAGATATAAAAGTTATTGCAGGCGGTGGAGTGTATTCTAAGCAAGATGCAAACAAATATTTAGATGCCGGTGCTGATCATATTAGCTTAGGCAGTGTATGTTTTACTCCTTGGAAGATAAAAGGTATAATTAATGACTAAACGAATTGGCTTTGCATGCAAATACATGCATCCAGATCAAACACAAAAAAAGAAACTGCTAGAAGAAATTCAGCGTCCGCTAAATACTCGTAGTACAACTGTTCAGTGGCTGAATAGACAAACAGTAGATGTAGCAGAAGAACGCTTGTGGGATATTATGGTCCACAATATTGCGTCATATGGGAGACTAATTGAGTATGTTGGATCTTTACCTGAACAACTTAGAATGGTCAGATTGGGTAGCGATGTCCTTCCTGTTTATACCGAGCCTACTTGGAGTTATTTTTGGCGTAAGCCTGATGTGGTTGCGTACTGTGAAAAACACTTCGCAACAGTCGGAGAAACAGCAAGACAACGAGATGTTAGACTCTCCATGCACCCAGGCCAATTTACAGTCCTTGCTTCAGATACTGAAGAAATAGTTGAACGTAGTATAGAGGAGTTTGAATATCATGTGGATTGCATCAGATGGATGGGCTACGGCCTACAATTCCAGGACTTCAAGTGTAACGTACACATCTCCGGCCGTAAGGGTCCAGCCGGCATCAAAGCAGTCCTCCCAAGATTATCTCAAGAAGCGAGAAACTGTATTACGATCGAAAACGACGAAAACAAGTGGGGGATCGAAGCAAGCCTCGAACTGCAAAAAGATGTCGCACTCGTTTTGGACATACACCACCACTGGGTTAGGGAGGCTGAATACATACAGCCCTCCGACGATAGATTTACTCGCATAATTGATTCGTGGCGAGGTGTCAGGCCCGTAATACATTACAGTTACAGTCGTGATGAACATTTGCCTGCAGACTTTGCACATGACTCAATGCCTAGCATGAACAAGCTATTAGAAGCAGGACACAAAAAAGCTAAACTACGAGCACACAGTGATTACTATCCGAATCAGCTTGTAAATGATTATGCACTTTCATTCTTAGATTACGCGGATATTATGTGTGAAAGTAAATGTAAAAATCTAGCTAGTATTGAGCTTTATAAATACTATACAGGAGAAAAGTATGACATACTTGAACAAGATGTACGGGCGTACAGCGCCGTCGCTTAAAAAAGAATCAGGAAAAAATCCCAACAGAGTTGCAGGAGGAATAAGAGGTCAAGGGGCTGACACTATTGCTATGCTAGGTGAAGATGGGATTGAAAGAATTTTACCCACACAAAAATATGTGCAGGCGTTAGAAGAGCAAATTCGAAAACAACAAGCGGCTATAAATGTTCTTGAACGTAAATTAGCTAGAATCACTAAAACACAAGATGCACTTGCTGTAAGGATTACTTCTTCGAATATTCCTTCTTAAAATCACTTATCATATTTACTTTGGTTTTACGTCTGTCCAATTCAATACCATAATTTCGAGCTGATTCTTCTAACTCTTTCTTGGTTAATCCTTTTAAAACGCTATCTGCAGGAAATTTTTTAGGTTCTTTTCCTGTTTGTACTACACCTGCTTTAATTACAGGTTCTTTGGGCTCAGAAGTGCCAAATAACTTTGCCAAAAACTTAAACATAATCCTTTCTCCAGTTTGGTTAATATCGTTATTTATAAGTACATATATTATAGGGCATCAGTATTGAATTAAATACTATGCATTATCAAATAACCGGAGAAATATCATGAACCCAATTAATTGGATAAAAAGTAGAATCGAAGAACGTACAACATGGGACGGAGCCGCACTTATTTTAATAGGTGTAATTGTATTAATTGCAGGTCCTTTTGCAAAGATTGCTGCCTACGGTGCTATTGCATATGGCGCATGGACTATTTGGAAAAAAGAAGATTAGTTAGTTGGCAAAACCTAATACAACTTTTAAATTATCAATTAGAGATGTAGAAATTATTGAACACGCCTTAAGAGCAAAAGCTGGTCGGAGAGGGCTAGCTATTGCTCAAGGCGAAACTTCTCCTGAACTTAGAAAAGAAATGAACGAAATACAAGAAGTTCTTGGTAGAATACATGAACAAAAAGAATTTTATGCTAGCTTTCCAGATGGCAAACCATATGTAAGTGGCTAGAGCTTTCCAATAGGCATTGTTGAGCTTGCACTTAAATTCCATACTTGTTTCTTTTCAACACCCTTCTTTTGTGCAAATTTTTTAGCATCACAGTTACTACAAACATGGAAATAATTGTTGTTTAGACGTTTAGGATCCATACTACCGCGTGGCCTAGTAAATTCAGTATCACAACTGTCGCACCTTAGTAATACAAAAGTTTGAAACCTATTGTATTTGTGTGTTTTCCCTAGCTTACTAGACCTCGTATGCCGGGTTTCTTTTTTGAATTCTTTTAAGAACATAACTATATTTAACATTAAGATTATAAAAAAATTCAATAAATACTATTGATTAAAGGAGCTCCAATGACCATCTGCACACTAACTGAACAAGCAAAAAAACAAGTAAACATACTTTGCGAGGAAAATAATTGCTTCGCGGTTAGTCTAAACCTTACTGGCGGCGGCTGTGCAGGGTTTCAGTATGACTGGGATTCTGTAGAAAAAGAAGAAGATGTAGAAAAAATGGATATTGTTATTAATACAGGGTCAGGAAATTTTGTTATTGGCGCACACAGTATAATGTTTTTAGCAGGCACAGAAGTAGATTATGTAAAATCTTTTGTAGGGCAAACATTTGAAATAAGAAATCCAAACACAAAGTCAGAATGTGGTTGCGGAGTAAGTATAAACTTTGATATGGATAAACTAGATAACTCGCTGGCTACAGCAGTATAACGGAGCATTTAAAGAATGGCAAAGCAAAATATTGATATTGGTGTAGAAGGTAATGACGGCACCGGCGATAGTATTAGAGAATCGTTTCGTAAAGTAAACGAAAATTTCCAAGAACTATATGCAGTATTTGGTATTGGTGGACAGATATCTTTTACAGACCTTAGTGACACGCCAAATACATATCAAGGTAATGAAAACAAAATACCAGCAGTAAAAAGCGATGGTAGTGGTGTTAGCTTACTACAGCTAGCTTCAAATAATGCTTTAGACGGCACTATTGATACTATTGGCTTTGATTATACTGTAGATGGTAAACTAGTAATTAAACAATTAGTTTCTAAGGTTTCTAATGACCCGGTTCCAACACTAGGTGGTCCATTAGATGCGGCTACACAGCCTATTGCAAACGTAGCTGTTACGCAAGCCGCAATTGATACTTTTAACTCTGTACATAGCACATCTTATACTATATCAGATTTAGTTATTAATAAAGCTTATGCAGATAGTAACTATCAACAAAAAGATGTTGCAGGTGGCGGTTTAAGACTAGGTGACGAACCAACTGATGTTTCTGCTTATACACTTACTGTTGGTTCATTAAATTTAGGTAATCTTGTTATATCAGGACACGGATTAACAGGAAGTTATACTGGTGCAGGATTTAAATGGAAATCAACTGGAACTGATCCAAGTAATGTTGTAACCGGAAATACTTACTTTACAAGGATTATAGATGATAATAACATTAGCTTGCATACAACATCTGCAGGAGCTATTGCAAATACAGGAAGAATACTATTAAGTGGTGGCACAGGTACATTTACAATTACAGATGCGGCATATGATGCTACACTTACAGGCAATTGGTTAGATAACGTAGCACTACCTAGAAAGTCTGTTGTACGTAGACAAGGCGATACAATGGCTGGCACATTAAACTTATTTGATCATCCAGGTGAACTAGCTGGTAAAGGTACACCATACGGTCCTGATGATCTACAAGCAGTATCTAAATTATATGTCGATAATGTTGCGGCTACAAGTGATGTAAACATCTTTGTTACAATGAAAGGTGACGATACGCAACGTTACACGCCAGACGGTAAACAAGGTAGAGCAATTGGTTATGCATACAGAACCATAAATGCCGCGGCTAGAAAAGCTGAAGAAATAATTGTTTCAGCACCTCCTGAGCCAGGTCCTTATATGCAAACACTTACATTTAATACTGGTGCAACTAATTCTACTGTTAACACAGCAGGTATTACTTCTCCAATAAGTGGCAGAACAAATGCTAGAACACTTGTAATAAACAACAAAGAGTTTGTTGCAAAAGAAACAACTGCATATATGAATGCAACATACCCCGACCATAAAGGAAAGTATGATGAAGAAGCATTTGAAAAGCGTATAGAAGAAATATTAGATAGTGTTTCATTAGATGCATTGTTAGGTAATAATGCTAATTTCTTATCAAGATATGCAGGGCTTACATACTATGCCAGTGTAGAAGGACAAAAGTTAATTGGTACGCAGAAAACAGAAACTGTAGCTGGTATCACTTATGCAAAAACTATTGTAAAAAATAATATCTTAACTAATACAGCAGTTTCAACAAACTATCAAACACAAGTAACACAATTTATTAATAATGCTATTGTTCCAGATGCACAAGCTGATGATGCAATTGATGCTAAGTTTCAAATTGTACTAGATGTTATTAATAATGGTGCATTAAACGCACCTGCTATTGTTGATGGAACTACTACATACAAAATAAACGCAAATAATGGTAACTTTGGTTACTTAGATCAAGCTAATCCAAACAACACTGATGCTATTCCTGGTAAAGTTCTTAGAGGTAGAACTTCAGGTGCTATAGGCTTAATGGTTGACTATAAACATGAGTCTGGCACAAGAGCAGTTAGTATTGCAACTACTGATGAAATTGAGTTACAACTTCTTACGCCAGTAGAATTTATTCCTGGTGAAGAATTAGAATATGGAAACGTTCAAAATTCAACGCAAGTTGTATTAATTGTTGAATCAGGAATATACGAAGAAGACTTTCCTATTAAAGTTCCAACTAATGTTTCCATTAGGGGAGACGAGCAAAGACGAGTAATTGTTCGTCCTAAGAAACGTGTTTCGCAATCACGTTATGCTGACACATATTTTTACAGAGATGCTGAATTTGATGGTTTAGTTTTAGGTGTATCTGAAATAAACTCATTAAAATTCGAAACACAGATTAATTCTTCAAGAACAGCAGGAACTTACACTGTAACAAGTTCTAACATGACTACTAGCAAGCTAGGAAAAAATGCAACAATTACTGTAGTCATTGACAGCAATGGTGCAGTTGAATCTGCAACACCAACTGTAAAAGGTGAGGATTTTGTAAAAGACGAAACTATAACTATAGAAGATTCTCAATTAGGTGCAGGCGGAGCACCATCTATTATATTAACAGTTGATACAATTTTAAATGGAGATGTTTATAAAAATCCATTAACAGGAACATTTGATGGATACTTTGGTTATCATTATTTAGAAAAACCAGGAAGTTTAAAAAATATTGGTGCTGGCTATACTAACGTAGGTAATTGGGAAAATTCAGCCCTTACGTTTATAGACAACAAAGAATTCATTCAAGAACAAGTTGTAAACTATGTAGAAACAACTTATCCAGCTTTGCCGGCAGGTGCAATTTATTCTAGGGCAAAATGGTTTGGATGGGTAGGTAAAATTGTTGATGCTATTGTAAAAGATTTAAGACTTGGTGGTAATGAATTTGTTTTAGAAGAACAAGGTGATATTTACTGGGAAGGTAAAACAGACTCTTCTTTACCAAGTGATTACTATGATGAATGGGTAGCTGGTGTTAGTCATATCTATACTATGGCTAATAAACTATTACAAGGACAGGCTCCAACAACATTATATAATCAATCAGGAGGAAGTGCAAGTGATAGAGTTTATGCACAAGATTTAACAAATGGAGATTCTGCTCCTGCTAATTGGTCTGCAGGAAAATTGTATAGATTGCAAGATGTTGTTAAATTTACATCAGCAGGAGTTGTTAGATACTACATTCCAAAAATCCAGCACACATCAGGAAGCACTTTTGATGCAACTGAAATTGCTACATTTTGGACTGAAATAGATACAATTGATACAACTGTACAGAATTTTATTAATAGCGTTAACTTTGCATTTAATGCCGCATACAATCCACCGAAGCGTAACCAAGATTTAGATGTATTCTTGCTTAATGATGCAACAATTTTAAGAAACATGACTGTACAAGGTCAGGGCGGATTTATGGGTGTGCTTGATCCAGACGGACAGGTACTTACAAAATCTCCATACATTCAAACAGGTTCTAGCTTTGCGGCATCGTTAAACAAACAAGCATTTAGAGGCGGACTATATACAGACGCATTTGTAGGTAACTCAGCAATTAGAGTAACAGGCAGGGTTGCAAATGATCCATTTAGGTTAACAATTCAAAGTTTAGGTTCACAAGCTGATCCACAAGGCTTATTTGTAAGACGTCCGCAAACTCCATGTGCATTTTATATTGATGGTAGACGTTTCCAAGTTAACGCCCTAACAAATTACGATAAGTCACTAGGTACAGCAGAAATTGTATTGGATAGAAGTTCAAACGGTGGAATAGGTTTTACAGGAACCACTAGTGAATTAATTACTGGGTTTAACTTAACGCAAGTAGGTACGTTTAACTTTGACGAAACTAAATGTGAAAGAGATACTGGATACATTTTAGATGCGGTGGCTTTTGATTTAGCGTTGAATACAAACTACAACCAAGTTACAAATGGTCTAGCTTATCAGCGTAATGGTGTTAGCACTTATTTACAATCAAATCAAAAAACACAGACTATTGCGGCGATTCAAGTTGCAAAAGCGGCAACAGCGGCCTTAGCTAATGTAGCGGCGGATGCTACTGCACTGTCTAGATCAAATGCCGCGTTTGATGAAATAATTGATATTATTGATAATGGTGCTTTAGGCACAGAACAAGCCGCAGATACTATTACTTTTTCTACACCAGGATCTTTACCTACAGCAAATGCAGTTGAAGCAAGAACAAAGCTACAAGAAAACAGAGTTTTCTTAGGCGCAGAAGCAGTAGCATACATAAATTTAAATAGTCCTGCACCAGGATACGATCAAGTTAAATGTGCTAGAGACGTAAGATTTTTAATTGATGCTTTATCATACGATATTAACTACGGTGGTAACCAAGCATCAAGAATTGCGGCAAGATCATATGTAGACGACGGCGTTCCTGTACTGGCAGCCGCAGAAATAACGCCTACTGCAAATGCTTTGAATCATATCAAGGGTTTACTATCTGATATTATTCAAGGTAATGCTATTACAAAATCAACAGGCAACACTGAAACACAGGTAACTGCTGGTCTAACAGCAACAGCAACTGAAGCTACACAGTTGGTTAGCTTGTTTGATATTACAATAAATGTAATCCAAGCATCTAATCTTAATAGTGTACCAGCTTTAATTAATCCAGATGTAACATGGGCTACTAGTGCATTACAAACTGCAAAAAGTTCTATAGAAAGTAATAAAGCACTCATCATAAGAAAAACTGTCCAGAGTGTTGCGGCACCAATTGATATTACATTACAAACAGCTGGTAACAGAAGTATGTTAGGTAATGACTTTACACAAATTAATGATTTAGGTTATGGATTAGTTGCTGTTAACGGTGGTATATCAGAAATGGTATCTATGTTTACATACTACTGTCATGCAAGTTACTATTCTAAAAACGGATCACAAATTAGATCACTGACGGGTTCAAGTTGTTACGGCGAATTTGGATTAGTTGCAGAAGGATCTGATCCAAACGAAATACCAGATGCTGTATCCTTAGCAGAAGATATGGTAATGCCAGGCAAAATATTCTCAGCTTCGGTTGTGTTACAGTTAACAGGACCTGTACAGGCTGTAGCAGGTGAAACATTTACACAGGCTAGTTCAGGTGCAACAGGTATAGTAGTTATTTCAACTGGTGCTAACGGAAGTGTAAACATCTATCTTAGAAATAGTTCAGGATCATTTGATACAACAAATCAAATTACAGGATCAACTACAGGTGCATTAGGTGCTAATTCAGTACCGTTATCAGTAGATGCAACAGGTTATACTAATGCGGCTACTACAGCTTACATGTATGTGTACGATTTTAAAGATATTCCATCGAATAGATCAGAGTTTGATATCTATCATACAAATGCTTCACCTAATCCTGTGCAAGGAAGATATGAAGTTTCTAATATTGAATTAGCAACACCTTACTTGGCTGGTTACAATGGAGTAGGCGTAGGCGGAAGTCCTCCTATTACTGCAACACAAACAGTAGCAGTAGGTACAGCTAACAATGCACGTTTTCAAATACGAAAGACAAAAACCGATGGCTATTCTGTTGTAGTAACTACACCAGGAACTGACTATAGGGAAAATGATACGTTTTTAGTTACAGGCGATCTATTAGGTGGTGCAACACCTACTAATGATGCAACTATTACAGTTACCCAAGTAGACAGTGGAGATAGTACACCTAGCACAGGTGCAATTACAGGAGCATCTATTGCAGGTACAGCAGATACAACATCAGACGAAACACCGACTTTCAGCGGTGCAATTTACAAATTAAACTTTAGTACTTCGTCTGCTCAATATGCACAAAATGGTGTAATTGCTCAACCATCTCATAATGATCTAATTAACTATAGACGTAACGAAACGCATATTTTTAATGATTTAGCACAGCCAGACTTGTTAACTATAAGACCAAGTACTGCGGTACTGTTCAATGAAAATCCTGGATTCTTTTATAGATCAATTTCGTTTTTAACAAGTAATAGTTTAGGCACTGCTCTAGGCGCAAATAGTATTCAAGCAGGATTTGATAGTGCATTTGATTATATTAGATTAACAATTGATAACACTAGGGCGACTGAGACTGCACTAAGTGGTACAGGTACCACTAAAGGTTCTACAGCAGGCGATGTAAGACTAGCACTTCAAGCAGTAGCAGATGCTAATGAAAAATTTAGACTTAACAATAATGTTAGAACACCGGAAGCTTACAGACCAGCTGGCTGGACAAGTTCAACATTAACTGAAGCTCCAATTATAACTTGGGCAGGTAAAAAGCACTATGTATATAATTATAGAGGGGTCAACGGAGCAGGAGCAGAACAAGTATCAGCTTCAGATGATGTTTACGCTATAGTCGATCTTGCAGATGTAGGAGAAACAATTAATTCTACAAATGCAACAGGTATACATAGTACAGTTATATTAGGTAATCTAACAAATACAATACGTGCAGGTCTACAAGCAGGTGCAACTGGTGATGTTACTGTTAACATTTCAACATGTAGAGCTACAGGACATGATTTCTTAGATATCGGTACAGGCGGCTTTAATGCTACAAACTATCCAAACTTTATTTTTGGTCCTCCGGGTGAAAAAAATGCCGCTCAAGAAGTTGTTGAGAAAAACAAAGGTAGAGTGTTTTTTGTTAGTACAGACCAAAATGGTATTTTTAGGGTTGGTAAATTTTTCCAAGTTGACCAAGGTACAGGTACTGTAACATTTAGTGCAAGTATAGCGTTATCAGATGTTGACGGACTTGGATTTAAGCGTGGAGTTGTTATTACTGAATTCTCAACAGATACAGCAATGACAGATAACGCTAGTGATACAGTTCCAACAGAAGGTGCTGTCAGAGGATATGTCAATAGACGTTTAGGTTACGATGTGAATGGCACAGCAGTAGCAAACAAGTTAGGACCAGGTGTACTTGCTCCTAATGGTGTTGTACCAATGACTGGTGACTTAAATGCCGCGAGTAACACAATTACAAACTTAAAAACACCAGCACAAGACAGCGATGCGGCTACTAAATCTTATGTTGATAATATTGGTGGTAGTATTGACGTACCAGCACTTAGAAGTTCTGAATATAATGATTATTCTGCAGGTAACTTATTTGTTGCCACAGGAGAAAAGAAACTTGTTATTAGTGCAGGTTCTATTGTAAGTGGACCGTTTGTTCAAGGGCAAACTATAAGCGGTAATAACAGTGGTGCAACTGGTACTATAGTTGACTTAAAAACAACAACAAGTGTTGAAGGTAATGTTGTTGAAATAACTTATACACCAGTAACAGGAACATTTACAGATGGTTTACCAGCAGGCGGCGGCGAAACACAAGATACAGTTAGTGTAGTTGGTGGTGCCCAAGGTACACTTGTAAAAGGGCCAATTGACGTCTGGGCAAACGGTATTGCAACAACTTCAAGTGATATAACATTTACGCCTACAAGACAAAGAACTATTGTCGGAGGAGTTGTAACAGATAGATATGTAGATTTAGACATACAATACAAAGTAGGCTCAATTGTTAATGCTGACGTAAGTGGTTCAGCAGGAATTTCACAAAGTAAACTTGCAATGACTGCCGCAGGCACTAGAGTTAATGCTGTTAATATTGATCAATCTGATTTAGGTTTAAGTGCATACGATCAAGCTGTATTTACAACAACAAATGGATTTGTAAGTATTGCTGATGGCCAACTTAACCTTAAGAAGATTCAACGTATTAGTGATGGAACTGTATTAGGTAATTGGAGCGGAGATAGTAGTGACAATGATATAGATGAAATATCATTTTCAACAGTGGTTTCACAAGGCGGCGGTATAGGCGATGCTGACTTAACTACAACTGTAGGAGCAGCCGCAGATCCAGGTGAAGCTGTAATTAAAACAGGTTCAGGAACATATGCTGTAAGTAATGTAACAAAAACTGGTGAAGTAAACAGTATTGTTAAAACAGATACTTCCGGAAGTATACAAGTAAATTCATTGATACTTGGTGGTGATCCAACATATGAAATTTTATCACTAGATACTACAACTGTTATTATGAAAACACCTGCACAAGGTGAAATACTTAGGGCAACAGGTACAAATGGTACAAGCTCAAACGGTGCACCTGATATACTAATGGCAGGTAGTCTTAACATAGACGGCACTGGTGTTGCAGAAAGTACGTTACAAAATGCTTCAAACTTTAATGGCGAAGCTGTCTTAGGTGTTGATTGGATTTATTCTAGCTTTATTGAAGCTCCAGGCGAAAAAGGAGCGGCAAGTACAGCTATTGCAATTGGTGCTAATACAGGTAAAACTGCGGCAGGACAAGTAGGTATTGTTACAGCTGATAGCGGAACTTCTTCTAGTGTTGTACCATTTATTTTTAGTAGTACAGGTGCTTTACCAGATGTTACAAATACATACGATATTGGTAGTGCAACATTAAAATATAAAGACATTTATGCTACTACGTTTTATGGAACAGCTACAGAAGCTTACTATGCTGACTTAGCTGAGAATTACATAGCGGATCAAGATTATGAAGCAGGTACGGTACTTGTGTTTGGTGGCGAAAAAGAATTAACAACAACACAGGCAAAAGGTGATAGAAGAGTTGCAGGTATAGTATCTACTGAACCAGCACACTTAATGAATTCAGCTTTAGAAGGTAAGCATGTGAAGCCTTTAGCACTACAAGGTAGAGTGCCTTGTAAGGTGATAGGCTTGGTTATGAAAGGCGACATGTTAGTTACAAGTGCAATTCCAGGATATGCTATTGTAGACAACAATCCAAAAGTTGGTACTGTCATTGGTAAGGCTGTAGGAAGCAAAACAGATAGCGAACGTGGCGTAGTTGAAATTGTAGTAGGTAAGCATTAATGAACGAAGAACATCAAAATCTATTAAGTAAACAATATTTAAAACAACTTGTAAAAGAAGGAGCTCCCTTATCGCAAGATAGAAAAAATGAGCAAAAACGTGAAGTAATTGTTACGGCGGGAAAAATTAGAATACAAGTTGATAAAGGGAACCTAACAAATGGCTAGACAAACTATAAACATAGGTACAAGTGCAAACAAAGGTGACGGGGATCCTTTACGTACAGCGTTTACAAAGATTAATAATAATTTTAGTGAACTTTATGGCGGTAACTTTGCAGAACCAACAGCGTTAAATACAAATCTTGCAAGTTCGCAAGACGGTGTACATGATTTAGGCACATCTGGTAAACAATGGCGCAATCTACATGTAAAAGACTTTGTTTACATAGGAGGTACTAGATTAAGTGTTAGTGCAACAGGAACTTTACTTGTAAATAATGCGGCTATTACAGCAGACGCTATTAAAGGTTCTGTATTTGCAGACGACTCATCCTTGTTAGTTGATGGGATAAATGGAAAATTTTATGGACACTTGACAGGAGATGTAAATGGTAGTGTATTTGGTGACGATAGTACAATATTAGTAGATGCAGTAAATGGAAACATACCCGGGTATGTAAAATTAAGTGTATTAAAATCAGAAGTTGCGGCTAGCACAAGTTTTGCTGATTTTCAATTAAGGATTGCGGCACTATAATGGGTTACGATAAATATATAAAACAGCAGGATGTAAATTAACATGGCGAATAGATATCCACTAATAATAGACACGCTTGATGCAAACAAGATAAAAGAGCTTCAAACAGGAGACAACCTTAATCTTGCTGACAATAGTATTGTAGGTGTTCAAAATATTACAGCGTTAGGCACAATAGAAGCCGCGGTACTTACTGTAAATGGAAATAGAATTGTAGCTCAAAACTTTTTACAACTTTCAGATACACCAAGTACGTACACAGGTAACGCAGACAAGTTTGTTGCTGTAAATACAGCAGGCACAGGAATAGAATTTAGACCGCTGAGTGCATTTGGTAATGTTGATGTATCAAGCTTAGATATTTCTGGAAATATATTACCAGTTACTAATAATACTTCAAACATAGGAAGTAATACGCTTAGATTTGCTCAAGTTTGGGCAACAGATGTGTATGCCAATATAAAATCTTTCAGTGGTACAACAATATTTGATGCAACTACAGGACTTATTCCTTACGCCGCACTACAAGGAAATCCTACTAACGTTTCAGAATTTATTAATGATAGCGGTTTTGCAACTACAAGCGAAGTTAATAGTTTAATAGGAAACTTCTTCGGAGGTGGAGGCACTCTTACTGCTGATATCACAGGAAGTGTGTTTGCAAATGATTCTACTATGCTTGTTGACGGGACAAGTGGTACATTAGTTGGTAATATACATTATCCTACAACAGGATCAATTACGGCAGGTACAAAAGTACAATTAGGAACAACTGAATTAACATCTACGATAGAACCGCCAACTGCTAACACAGGCGCAATAGGAACTACAACAAAACGTTTTGGTATAGGGTATTTCCAAAATATAAACGCAAGTGGAAATATAACTGCGGCAACTTTTAATGGTACGCTTAATGGTGTATTAATTGGTGAGCATGTTGGTAGTGTATATGGAGACGATTCAACTGTATTAGTTGATGGAGTTAATTCTACACTTAGAGGACATCATATTGGCGATCACACAGGTTCAGTATTTGCAGACGACTCAGGAGTTGTTATTGACGGTATTACTGGTACTGTAGTAGGACCTGTTAACAGTTCAGATTTAAGATCAACAAGTCCAAATGTTAGAATAGGTTTAAATGCTGGTTTAACTAATCAAGGCACTTATAGTATTGCAATAGGCGAACGGGCAGGTAATTTAAATCAATCCGCTGATGGTATTGCTATAGGTTATGCCGCAGGTAGAGATGATCAACAGACAGATGGTATTGCTATTGGACAAAATGCAGGGCAAGTTAATCAAGGTGCTAGTTCTGTTGCTATTGGTACAATGGTTGGTAAAACAAACCAACACGCAAATACTATTATGCTTAGTGCTACTGGTGCTGAATTTAATTCTACACAAGCAAATTCATTTTTTGTTAAACCAATTAGAGAAGCAATTAATGATTCATTTTTAAGGTATAATACTGCAACAGGTGAAGTTACTTATACATCATCTGCCGCTGGTACATTTGACGGGGACCTCACAGGCTCTGTATATTCAGATAATAGCACACTTTTAGTTGACGGTATAAATGCGAGACATAATTTCCCTAACAACGTACTAGCTGATTTAAGTGATGTAAGTAATACAACACCAAGTGCAGGAGAAGTGCTTAAATGGGATGGTTCTCAATGGGCGCCAGGCGCTGACGCTACATCGGGTGGCGGTGGAACAAACGCTGATACATTAGATGGTTTTGATAGTCCTTATTTCTTAAATTGGACAAACTTTACTAATACACCAACTACACTTGCAGGTTATGGAATAACAGATGCTATTGGTTCTCTTTCAGCTGATACAACTCCTTCATTAAGTGGAGAATTAGTAACAGGACAAAATAGAATTACATTTGGCGCATCAGGTGGCTCTGCTGTAAGTTTCTTAGATTTTACTGTTACACATTTAGGACAAAATAACAACACAGTTCTAAGCAGTGTAAAAAGTATCAACTTCTTTTTAGATAGTAATGGCGGCGACTCAGGTCAAGCATTTAGAATTTTTAATAATATAGATCCAGATAGTACACCTACTGAAACAGACCGCATTTTTAAAGTAAGTGAAAACGGTAATGTAAACATAGGCAATCACTTGATTATGGATCAAGGTTCAATTGTGTTTGAAGGAACATCAGCTGATGATCATGAAACAACATTGACTCCAGGAAATCCAACACAAGATAATACTATTACACTACCTGATGCATCTGGAACTATTGCACTTTTATCTACTGTGCCTGGACAACTTTCTGCACAACTAGGAGCCGCAAGTGGCGGTGGAGGCGGATCTTATGATAGTGCTACAGGTATTATTACTTTTACACCTGCAGACCTAACTACTATTAACATTGTATCTGATACAAGTCCTCAACTAGGAGGAACACTTGATGCAAATAGCAACAATATTGACATGGGCACAAACGTTCTTACTGATACTAATCTTGGACAATTTATTACAGCGTACGGTTGGGGCAATCATGCAAGTGCAGGTTACTTGACAGGAATAACAGGACAAAATTTATCACAGCTAAACGATGTACACACTGCTTCACCTACAGACGGACAAGTACTTGCTTGGGACAATGGTAACAGTCGTTGGGCTCCTGCTAATCCTAGCGGTGGAGGCTCAGTAGGTAACTTTACTTTTAATTCAAGTGTAATGGATACTGATGACAGTAGTTCAATAACTGTTACACCTGCTATGATTTTAAGTAGTGATTTGACTGTACAAAATGATCTAACTGTAAACAACACTATAACCGCAAATAAATTTGTAAGCTCAGCAGTTGGTAGCCCTAAAATTACATCAACAACTAATATAGAATTAAATGCACAAGGTGCTGTTATTATTGGAAGTAGTCAATTAAGAATTTTCAGTGTAACTACAGCAGAGCGTGATGCTCTTACAGCATCTACAGGAGATATTATATATAATACAACGCTTTCTAAAATGCAATTAAGAATAGGAAGCAACTGGAAATCAATTGCAATCACAGATGATATTCCAACAAATAACAATCAACTTACAAATGGTGCAGGATACCTTACAACTGCAACAGATATACACACATTTACAATGACTACAAATGGATCGGATTACATTTTTGCACAAGATTCAAGATATTTTCCATTAGGTGCAGAAAACGATCCAGTTCTTTATGTACGTAGAGGAGAAACTTACCACTTTATTAATAATACAGGAGGTAGCCATCCATTCCAGATAAGAACAAGTAACGGTGGGTCAGCATATAATACAGGAGTTACTAATAATGGCGCCGCTAGCGGAACTATTGTTTGGACAGTGCCTATGACTGCACCAGCTTCAGTATACTATCAGTGTACTGTTCACAGTAATATGGGTAACACTATTAATATTGTAACATAAGGAGAGCTAGTATGGCAACAATCAAGTGCAAAGGTTTAACAGGTGTAGTATTTGATTTGACAGTTACTATGGGTAGCACCACTATGAATGGGTTGACTGCACTAGCACAAGCTATAGAAGGCCAAGAAATCACTACAACAGAATATGAAGAAATTGTAGCAACTAAAGATCCTTCAATTAATCAAACTACTAATGGAAGTGATAATTTAACAGCGGCTGGTTTAGTTGATGGCGACATGGTACAATGCATACCATTAGGCAGAACAACTTCTAGAACCAAAAGACAACGACAAGAACAAATACTTAAAATTGCAGTAACCAAACGCAAAGGTTTAGCCGCAGGTGATACTAATGCAAATTATTATAGAGCTTTAAATACAAAAACGAAAGGCAATCTACCAACACTTTACAAAGCAGGAGATAATCGTACAGCAAACGTAATTGACAATGATAATTCAGGAGGGTTGGTCACAGGTAGACCTTGGACATAATAAATGGCTGAAAAAGAATATATTATAAGTCTTAAGCGTGGTGTAGACTATGAAGCGTTTGATAGTGAAATGCAAGAAGGTATTGGACGCGGTTTAATAAAAGATAGAACTGTAGATGTTGCTAATGCAAGACCTCTATCTCAACGCAATACACACTATATGCTAGAAGAATCAGAAGTTACTGAACTTCTCAAAGATGACCGTGTTGCTGATATACAAGAACCTCCAGAAAATAGAGACGATATACAAATTGGCATAAGAGCTACCCAAACAGGTACTTGGCGTAAAACTTCAGCTGTTATAAGCAGTGATTTAAATTGGGGTATGCTAAGAGCTACAACAAAAGAAGATGTATGGGGTAGCGGAGTAGTTAGTTCAACAAGACCTTTTAATTATAATCTCACAGGCAAAGGTGTTGATGTTGTTATTCAAGACTCAGGAATTGATACAGGACATATAGAATTTACTGATGCTGACGGAGTATCAAGAATAAAACAAATAAATTGGTATACAGAAAGTGGGCTTCCTGGTCCGCACTCTGCGAATCATTATAAAGATACTGACGGTCATGGTACACATGTTGCAAGCACAGTAGCAGGTAGAACTTTAGGTTGGGCCAAGGATGCTCACATATATGCATTAAAAGTAAACGGATTAGAAGGATCAAATGATACTGGAACAGGTTATCCTGTTGGAGATTGTTTTGATGTGATTAAAGGTTGGCACAATAATAAACCCATAGACCCTGCAACAGGCTACAAACGTCCTACTATTGTAAACATGAGTTGGGGATATTCTGGAACAAATACACAAACACCAACAAGTGGTAATTTTAGAGGAGCAAATTGGACATACGGAGATTCAGGATTTGCATCAGATAATAATTTAAGAGACAATGCAGGTATTTTAACAAAAATATTTTCAAGTGGTGGTGATCCAGTTAGGAAATTTAATTCTAGAGTTACTAGTGTAGATACAGATATACAAGAACTTATAGATGCTGGTGTACATGTATGCATTGCGGCAGGTAATAGTTATTATTACATTGCGGCTGAAAATGATAATGACTGGGATAATAGAGTTGTAGTAGGAGGAATAACACGCTATTATCACAGAGGAGCAAGTCCTTACGACACAGAAGCATTTATGGTAGGTTCTTTAGATATTTCATATACAGGTGGACTGGAACAAAAAAGTGAATTTAGTTGTTGCGGACCTGGTGTAGACATTTATGCTCCAGGTAATAATATTATGGGAGCAAGTTCAGATGATAACTCAGGCTCTAATGATAAAGTCTTAGATGGAGTAACAAGAGTCACACATCCTTTAAATGCTTCACAACATAATATGAAAATTTCAGGAACAAGTATGGCTACTCCTAATGTGTGTGGCATGCTTGCAACAGTGCTTGAATCATCTCCAGGAATCACTCCTGCAGGATTAAAAACTTGGGCACATTCTAACAGTACTAAGGATTTAATGTATCAAGGCACAAAGGATAACTGGGACGATTATGACAGTATTAATTGTGCTGGCAATTCAGATTATGAATCTAAAGCTATTGTAACAAGCACTGAAATGCGACCATTTGCAAAGCATTTAGATGTAAGAGGTTTACGTTTATGTGCATGGGGAGCAGTAGGTGGACAACCAGCAGTTACAGATACATTTTTAGAAAAAACTGCAAGATTGTATGAAATGCTATTAGACCCAACAGGCACTGATGTTGTTGCTTCGAATCAACAAGCGGCCATTGCAGGTATGAAATCATATAATGTAGCACAATTTGTAGGTTACAATCCTAGTGCTAGTTACGATCCTTCTGTGACAGCAGATAATGCAGGAAATTTTTATCTTGGACTAGATTTAATTAAAGATAGATTCCAAACTGTAGATTATATTTGGGAATATGATGATACAGGAGCAGGATATACAGCTAATACACAAATAATGGAAAGTGTAGAACACGCATTACATACATTAACAGTTTACGCTTTGCCTGCGGCATTTCCTACCGAATTTGCACAAAGTAATCAAACAAGTGATATTTATAATGCTTGTAACGAAGCAGTAAATAATGGAGTTTTTGACACAAGCAGTTATGGTACATGGCCAGGATCAGACACAGAGTTACGTGCATTAATGATGCGTGAATATTATTTCTTACTAACTTTAGGAATGTGGGAATGGTTCAGTTATGTTGACGGAGGATCATTAAGTCCAGAATGGAATGACAATAGTAGAACACAATCAGGCGTACAATCTAATAATCCTTTAGGGTATGCTTTATATAATAATTATGGAAGAAAAGTTATTTCTAAGCCTAACGGTTCTATTATGACCAGTATGCATAATGTAAGCGGAGCTTCTGGATGGGCACCTAATGCAAACACAAACAGGATTGCATATACGCCATTTGCTACGCAAAATACCTTTAGTTCTAATGTTCCTACAGTAGGATTATCTACATAAATAGTATAACAAAAGGAAAAATAGATGGCCGTACAATTAATTAATATAGGTAATACAGCAAACGACGGAACCGGTGATGATTTACGTGAAGCTTTTGTAAAGGTAAATGCAAATTTTAACGAATTAGATTTACGTGATGATGAGCAAACGACAGTAACAAATCTTGGGTCAACTGGTGAAGGATTGTTCAAAGAAAGAATTAACTATGATTTAAAATTTAAGAAAATTGTAGGCGGTGCAGGAATATCATTAACTGTAACAGATGATAATATAACCATTGCAAATGATAAGGTTTACGACCTAACACAAAGCACAGTTACAGGCGACCCGTATGTTACAAAAGAATATGACTTTGCTGACGCTAGAATAAAGTATAACAACGTTTATCAAAACATTGCAGATTTACCAAATCCAAGTACATACCACGGACTATTTGCACATGTCCATAGTACAGGAGGCGCTTATTACAGTCACGGTGGTGCATGGATAGAGCTTGCAAATAAATCAGATGCATTAGAGTTATCAGAAGATACTACGCCTGTGTTAGGAGGCAACTTAGATGCGGCAGGTTATAACATAAGCAATGCAGGCACTATAGCTTCAACAGGATTTACTGGACCGTTAACAGGTAATGTAACTGGCTTAGTAAATGGTGTTGACCCTGCTACCTATAGCAACAGATTTACTGAAATGGACTTTGGTGCATTTTCACAAACTGTAAGTAATATGATAGATTTTCGTATTGCACAATCAGATGTAGAGATGGGATCTATCACAGCTGAAGAAGAAGTAGAAGTCGACTTTGGCCCTATTGCCGTATAATCCTATTCCGATAAATACGTTGTAAGGAAATGATATGGCTAGATTACAATCTAATACAACGATCACTATAACTAAAACATGGTTTCAACAGCCAGACGGATATACATATCCTATTGCTGTAAGAGTTCCTAGCCTATCTACTTTAAATAACAAACGTATTCCTGTTGCTATATTATTACATGGAATGGGCGGCACAGGACAAGGTATGCTTAACGAATGGAATACGTATCTACCTGATCATATACTAATAGCTCCAACTGGATACTTGAATAGTTGGAATGTAGCTCATGAAGAATCTAAAGCACCAGACTTAAGAATGCTCGAGGATCTAATTGATACCTTAAAAGCATACGAAAATGTAGACGGAACAAAAATCAGATTAGTAGGTTTTAGTAACGGCGCGGCTCTTTGTAATAGGGCTTATGTACAATTATCAGATTCATCTGTTGATCAAATAGTTACAGTAGCAACAACATTTTTTAATCCTATGTATAGGAATAATAACTTTTACATACCTGTTAACGAAGCGTCTACAGGAATAAATGCTTCAAATTACCCAACAATTAAAATACCTTTTAGACCACGTAAATTTATAAGCTTTCATGGTACTACTGATACAGGATTTCCATATGCAGGAGGAGCTCACGAGTTTGGGTATACATTTTTATCTGCACAAGCTAGTGCATTTGTCGCGGCTAAAGGGCAAGGATTTACAGGTACACAAATACCTGATCATGTAGGTGCATCTGATATAGGTGGCACTTTCAAATATACATATAACACTCCACACGGAGATGTACTTCACTACAAATATCCAGGCGGGCATGAAGCAACAGCTTCTGTTAAAACTATTGTACAAAATAACTTTGTGTTTGTACACGACAATCAACCAAGTATGCCTAGTGTAATTAGTGCAGTAAAATGGAATCCTAATAGACTTAATATTGTAGATGAAGAAGGAACTTATCCTAGTGCAACACAATTTACCTTTAACGGACAAGTAATCACCGCTACGAGTAATGGCGATCCGTATCCTGCATTAGCAGGACAAAGTATGACAAACACAGGCGTAAGGGATTTTGGAGTCAATAAAAATGTTATAAAAGCACAAAATTATAATTTTAGAATAAAAAATAGAGCCGGAGAAAACACTGCTAATCCAGATAAAATGGAATTAGGTGGAATGGGAATATTTGCAAATGGAGTACTTGCTACAAGTCCAAGTGCAGGCGATCATGCTATTCCTGGTACAAACATATTTCCACCTATAGGATTTAATTTTAATGCAGTGCATCTAGGTTCTACATATGGAGTAGACAACGGGGGAGGGCATCCTGAAATAAACGGATCTTATCATTACCACAATGGATCTTTTTTATACAATAGTTGGAATACAAATAGAATATATTCTGCTAATGCTTATTACAACGCTACGGATTTTAACGGAGATAAATTTAGGCATATAGACGGACATAGTAAAATAATTGGATATTGTTTTGACGGTTATCCTATTTATGGACCGTACGGATATCAAACCGGAATAGATAACACTACAGCAGTTATTCAAATGAAATCAAGCTACTTACTACATCCAAATGATGATCATAGACCGGGTGATTTTAAATATGATAGAGTAGTAGATGTAGAGGGTATAGGACAAGTTACACTGACAGCTGGAAGCTTTTTACAGGACTTTATATACAAAGGAGGGCACGGTACTCTTGATAGGTATAATGGAAGATATGTAAAAACTCCAGATTTTCCAGATGGAACTTATGCATATTTTTTAACATTCGAAGAAACAACAGCAGATACAAGCATATCTTCAGTTAAGCCTAGCTATCCTTACATATTTGGTACAGAGACAAAACAAAGCAGAACACTTGTACCTGCAGAAGTAGATCAAAGACTATTACAAGATAGGCTTGATGTAAATCATTTATGGAATATTCCTACAGGCACAAAACTTACTAATTTAATTGAAAGAAGTGTGGTTGATATTCAACTACCTATTGCAAATGGTGTTACACCTACACTTGAACTTATAAGCGGAAGCTTACCGAATGGCACACGTTTAGAAGGAACAAGAGTTGTAGGGACTGTATATGAAGTTGCATACGATAAAACTTTTACAGCAGTTATTAGAGCAAATTATAAAGGAGCATGGCAGGATCGTACACTTGACTTTGCTGTTACTGGGCCAGATGATCCAGTATGGGGTACAGCCGCTGGTGATTTACCAGTAGGTCCTAATAATGTTTTTTATGTATTAGACAGTGCTCAAATAAATTTTCAATTAGCGGCAACAGATACAGATTTAGCGGCAGGCGATGAATTATCATTCTTTATTGCAGATGGAGATGGAACATTACCACCTGGTATATCTATGTCCGAAACAGGATTATTGACAGGGATAACTGATCCATTATTATCTTTAGACAAAAGATTCGAGTATGGAGGTTATGATTCACAAGAATATGGTACACTTCCGTTAGACTATGGTACACTGCCTAATAACGGCTTTTCAAGCTACTTTTATGATAGTCAGAATTATGATTACAGTGAACCTACATCTAATCCAAGAAAGTTAAATAGATATTATCCTTTTGCGGTAACAGTTACAGACGGTGAATCATTTGTAAGGAGAGAATTTTCAATTTATGTAGTAGGTGATGATTTCTTAAAAGCAGATAACACATTAATGAATGCAAGTACAGGTGTGTTTAAATCAGACGCAACAAATGTAAGACAACCTACTTGGATTACACCTGGTAATTTAGGATTTCGAAGAGCAAACAATTATCAAACTATTTACTTAGACGTTGTTGATAATCCTACATTAGAAGGAAAAATGTTTTATTCATTAGAAGATATAAACAGTGATGGAACACCAAGTATATTACCACCAGGTTTAGTATTAGATAAGGACTTAGGAGAGCTAGTAGGTAATATTCCTTATCAAGCGGCGATTACACAAGACTATAAGTTTACAGTTCGTGCAACAAGGATGACAAATGACTTAGAAAGTGTAAGTATTGTAGGAACATTTTATGAAGAAACATTACTTGGTAAAAATAATTTTAAAATAGGAAAATTAAATTTAACTGGTTCATTAGATGGTGTCAATGATCTGTTTGAGTTAGTGAACAGAGACATATTGTTAGAAAATAGATCATATAAAGTAACAAGTGTTGACGATAGGAATGCAGACTACGACATAATATTTGTGGATCAAACACTTGCACCTAGTATTAATTTAGTTCCTAGTCGTTCTGCAGTGTCAGGACAAGATTATGTGTTTGTAAACAGATTCAGTGAAGCTAATAAAGAAAAGTACAATAAAAGATATTTAAGATTTACAGAATCTGAAAGATATCAAATTAATGAAATTACTCCTTATATTGAATATGAAATACAACAGCTTTCTCCTGCTAACGATCAAATTTATCCTGTAGGTATTCCAAGAAATATTGCATTAGGCACAAATTATTACGTAGGTGATATGATTGTTAATACTACAGCAACAGGTGGAGATGGAAAAATTTATAAATGTACAGTAGCTCATACAGTGCAGTCTGCAGGCACAAGTGTAAATGGCGTCACACAGCTGGTATTTACAGCTTCAAACTGGACAGAAATCGCAGAAACAGTAGCTGGCATGACACTTACAGATAGAGTAGAAGCAATGAAACAAGTTCTTCAAGCGGCATATGGTGGAGTAGCATATGTTAATGTTATGAATGACCAAGCAACTAGATGGAGAATACATGTTCCTAGTACAGCAACTAGTAGAATAGTTTCTAATATAAAAGCACATTTTGCAACAGACGATAGTACACAACTTTTAGTTACGCTTTTGAGAGATAATGAAGATAGGCTACTCTTTGATGTTAACTTATCAAGACAACTTACACAAGGTAACAATTACGGTGTTGCATTATTTAGAGGAGACTCATTTAGTGAAAATATTATTGTTGCAAATACAAAAGACATTCCAAGCACAACAAAAACATTTTCAGTAAAAATAATTGGGGAAATAGATAGTTCTATTAAATGGATTACAGGAGCCAACTTAGGAAGTATACCTGCTAATTATATTAGTAATTTAAAAGTTGAAGCGGAAACTACAGTCCCAGATACAAGAATGATTTACAATCTCAAGTCTGGAAAGTTACCTTTTGGAATGACATTAGCAATAGATGGTGAAATTATTGGAAATGCACAACAGTTTAACACACCTGGTTCATTAGGTTTAACAACTTTTGAAAAAAAAGCAGTAACATGGGACGGTGTTCTACCTGGTGATACTACATTTGATAGAAAATATAAATTCACAATTGAAGCAAAGGACAGATTTAATTATACAGCTATTGAAAGGGAGTTTACTTTAACTGTTTCTGATGTTGATCCTAAGAAGTATACAGATATATACATGCGTCCTTTACTACCTAGTGCTGAAAGAACAACGTATGCAAACTTTATTTCAGATAGAACTATATTTGATCCTGATAAAATTTATAGAGCAAATGATCCCAATTATGGTGTTAGAAGAAATTTAGAAATGCTTGTATATGCTGGCATAGAATCTAAAAAAGTAGACAAATTTGTAGCCGCGGCCGCAAAGAATCATAAACGTAAAAAATATATTTTAGGAGATTTTAAATCTGCAAAGGCAACTACAGGTATAGGATCTACAGCAAAAGATGTGTATGAAATAATTTATATTGAAGTAATTGATCCTGCAAATTCCAAAACTGGCAAAACAAAATCCAGCTTTACAATTAACACAAAGAAAGAGATTACAGTTGATAGTGTACAATATAGTCCAAAAGATGACGAACAAAAATATAACCAAGGTTATGATGCCCTTCCTGTTTATACACGAGGCGTCACTAAATTTATATTCGAAGAATTAGAAGATGTGCTTATTGTTGAAACTAGGGATAGCAGTGATAGTAGTGAGAACCAATTTGTAGATACAGATAATAATGATTTTGAAGTTACCCTAAAAGGTGGTGGCACTACAACTGTTACTTTACAACTTACAGATTCCGAACCTCAACGCTTTAGACCTGTTACGAACACAATCAAAACAGATAGTAACGCAATCAAAGTTAGTCAGGGAAAGGATAATTTGAGATATATATCTAGTATAGACAATATGAGAGATAATATCAAAGGTATAGGTGCTAATGAAAGAAACTATTTGCCTTTATGGATGCGTACACCACAAGCAGGATTCCAAGAACTAGATTATGTTACAGCTATACCAATCTGTTATTGTAAGCCTGGGCAAGCAGTAGAAATACTTAAAAATATAAGAAATAATGGATTTGACACTAAAACTATTACATTTGATATTGATAGATATATTGTCAAGTCAACAGAGGAAGAAAACAACGAACAATATATTCTATTCGCAAATTACGAATTTAACACGTAAAAGCGATAAATAATAAAGTAGAGGAAATAAAATGGCCAGTAATATTATAAGTGACACAATTGATGCGGCATATCCAATAGCGGGTGTGGATAACGATACGCAAGGATTTCGTGATAACTTTACAGTAATTAAAACAGGACTTGCAACAGCAAAATCTGAAATTACAACATTGCAATCTGAAAGTGCAAAACTTAATAAGTCAAATGACTTTAATGGTACCAATATTGCTGATGCAAATATACAATTACAAACTAAACAATACCATAATGTTGGTACAGTAGTAACAGGTTTAAATGTAAGTTTTTTAAATGGTCATTATCAAACTATTACAACTAATTTGCCTGTAGGCACATCATCAATTGTTTTTAATCTTTCTGATTGGCCTTCCAGAGCAATGTATGCAGAAATGGTACTTAGCCTTTTAGGTAATGATACAGCAAAAACTGCTACATTTACAGTAGCAGGCGGCGGCACAATTAAATATGATACAAACTATCCAAGAGTATCAGGCGCAGGTAGTGCGGCACAACTTACACTTGATAGTGCTACTAATCCATTACTTGTAAAATTTTGGACTTACAATAGTGGTACAACAGTATTTGCACAATACTTAGGTCAATACACTTAAAAATGATAAACCCTCATATAGATAGCTTAGAACATTTCTCTATTCAAGAGCTTGAATTAAAAGTGAGTGATTTACAAAGAAAATATTTCCAAACACGAAACTTATCTTTACAACAACAAATTGCAAATGTTTTGGACATTTACAAAATAGAATTACAAGACCGCAGAGCAAAAGAACTTAATCGTCAACAAAGTCAACAAAATGATGATAATTCTCTTGACAATTTGATTAATATCAGTTAAACTATACAAATGCTTATGAAAACAGATGAACTAGGTATACCACGATTCTCTAATAAAGATCTTATCGATATGATTTACAGCGGGCACGTTGATAAATGCCATGTTGTGTTATGTGATGAAAGTGACGATATTGATTTGTTTAATAAAGCGGCTGCTGAACAAGGAATATCACAACTTACAAAATATATTCCACTAGACGTTAACAAAGATGAATTTGATGGCGTACTTCAATCTGAATGGTTTATGCCAGATGAATATAAAAACATGGATATTTTTAGTTGGTTAGAACAACGATGTCCTGATCATGAGTCGGTAACAAGAGTTGAAATGGAAATTATAGAATACGAAGCTCGTGGTATGCTAGATCTTCTATGCTATATGGTTTATCTTGTAGATTTTATGCGTGAAAATAATATTGTTTGGGGCGTAGGACGTGGATCTAGCGTAGCAAGCTATATTTTATATCTAATAGGCGTACACAAAGTAAACTCAATCCAGTATGGCCTGGACTTCAATGAGTTCATGAGATAAGTAAGTATATAATAAAGGAGGCAAACATATGTCAAAAGTATCAGGTGGTAAAAAACAAATTAGAAGCCTACGTGGTAAAGTTGTCGACATGGATCTACTTCGCAAACGTAATGAACTTACACCAGCAGTGGGAAATGCTAGGGTAAATGCACGTGGTGACGAATTAGGACCAGGAGGTAAAATTATCCGTAAGCGTGAAGAAATTGTTGCAGAACATTATGCAACAGCAGGTACTGTTTCACACGAATCAGGTGCTCCTGAACCAACACAAGAAGTTGTACAAGAAGAGCAACAACCTGCAGTAGCTAAAAAAACTAAAAAAGTTAAAGTAAAAGCAGATCCTGTAGTAGAAGCTCAACCAGAACTCACTGAAGAAGAACAAGAAATGATGGCTGAGGCTGAAGCAGATGATGAATGGATCGAAGACGCAGACGGCAATTTTGTAAAAAAGCAAGGTGACTAAAAATGGCTCAAAACATTAATGCAATTAAAGGAAATATCCGCGCCAAAGGCGAAGACGTACTAGTCGTAGATATGTGGTTTGGTGAGCAAACTACGGCAAGTGGATTAATTATTAGCAGTGATGATGCTACAACACGTGGAATATATCCAAGATGGGGCAGAGTATATAGTAAAGGCCCTCGCAATAAAGATCCATACAACGAAGGCGATTGGATTCTAGTATCGCATGGACGTTGGACTAGAGGTCTAAAGGTTAATACCGATACAGAAGAATTAGAAGTACGTAAAGTTGAGCTAGATAGTATACTTGCTTATAGCAACGAAAAACCAGCTGGTGTTAACATTGGCACCGAAGTTGGTCAAGGAGAGTCATTAAGTATACCTTCAACTTTTGAACCAGCATTACACCATTAAAGAAAGAGGCTACCTTGAAAAATATTGATCTCAACAAGTATCAAGAATTCGTTGATGCAGTAACTAGCACTGAAAGTAAAAATAATAGCGATTTTCAAATGCGTTGGAACGGTTTGCAAAATGAACGCACTACTGATATGCCTAGACTATTAACAGCTTGTTTAGGACTTAGTGCCGAAGCAGGAGAATTTACAGAAATAATCAAAAAAATTGTTTTCCAAGGAAAACCTTTGGACAAAGATAACATTTGGCACATGCAACGTGAGCTAGGTGATATTATGTGGTATTGGATGCAAGGGTGCATGGCTCTTGATATTGATCCAAATGAGGTTATCCAAATGAATATAGATAAGCTAAAAGCACGTTACCCAGGCGGAGACTTTGATGCTTACTACTCCGAAAACAGAAAAGAAGGCGATTTATAACAAAAACGCTTGACAAACTCCAAAATTTAAGTTATAATAGTAATATTAATGAGGAGTAGCTATGAAATTACCCACACAACTTAGCGGTTTAGGCACAACCGGATTAACTGGAATAGTGCTAATGGTTCTTCATGTGACTGGATATCTTACTGGTTGGGCATGGCCTATTCTATATGTATTTTTAATAATTACAGGAATTGGGCAAGAAAACAGGAAGGGTTAATGGCAAGAAGAAACAGGCTAGAAAGAAAATTAGACGAATACAATCATACAATGGAACTTATTAGGACTATTGTTCCTATTGTTGTATTAATACTACAAATCGTAATTTTAACAAAGTTGGCTTAGAATGACTACACATGCAATGATTGATTTAGAGACACTTGATACTAAACCAAGTTGTCAGATATTAAGTTTAGGCGCAGTAAAATTTAATCCTATAACAAATGATGAACCTCATTCTGAATTATACATTAAGCCAGATATAGATCAGCAACATGATGCTGGTCGAACTACTTCAGATAGCACCATTGAATGGTGGAGTAAACAAGACCCTAAGGTAATGGAAGAAGCATTTTCTTCAGATGGTCGTATGAACATAGATCTTATGCTAGATCAATTAACGAAATGGTTAGTTGGTACAGACGTAATATGGGGTCATGGTTATGGTTTTGACATAACCATTCTAGAAGATCTATACAGGAACTTCGATCGTCCGATTCCCTGGCAGTTTTGGCAAATAAAGGATAGCCGAACACTGTTTAGTTGTTGTAAAGAAGATCCAAGAAAGAAAATGCAAAGTGATCTTCACAATGCTCTTGCGGACTCTTATTTTCAAGCAAAATCTGTGCAAGAAGCATATAAAGAATTAGGTATAAAAAGATGAGCAGTTTCTTTTACGCTTTAGCAAGTGCGAGCTTCATATTAGGTGTCTCCATATTAGCTATATCATATATAATATTAATATAACAGGAAGAACAATAAATGAAAGATTTATGGGTAGAAAAGTATCGTCCTAAAACTGTAGATGGTTATGTTTTTAGAGATGAAGCACAAAAGGCTCAGGTAAAAACTTGGATAAAAGATAAGACTATTCCCCATTTATTGTTTAGCGGAAATGCTGGTATTGGCAAAACTACACTTGCAAAATTATTATTCAATGAACTTGAAATAAATGATTTAGATATATTAGAAATAAACGCATCACGAACAAACTCAGTTGACGATGTTCGTGATAAAATTGTCAACTTTGTACAGATGATTCCGTTTGGTGATTTTAAAGTCGTATTACTAGACGAGGCTGATTACTTATCCCCTAACGCTCAAGCGGCGTTGCGTGGTGTTATGGAAGAGTATCATACTACTGCTCGATTCATTCTTACTTGCAACTATCCTAATCGTGTAATACCTGCATTACATAGTCGGTGCCAAGGATTCCATATAGCAAAAATTGATCAAACAGAATTTACAGCAAGAGTAGCCGAAATTCTTATTACTGAAGGTGTTACTCCTGATTTAGATACTCTTGATACGTATGTCAAAGCAACATATCCTGATTTACGTAAGTGCATTAACACAGTACAAATGAACTGTCAAGATGGTAGCTTGTTAAGACCAAATGAAGGCGACACAGGTGAAGCTGACTGGAAGCTTGACATGGTCGAATTATTTAAAGCAGGAAAAATACAAGAAGCACGTAAGCTCTTATGTGGAGCAGTCCGTCCAGAAGAGATGGAGGAAATTTATCGTTGGTTATATGACAATATAGAATTATTTGGTGATGATGCAAATCAAGATCAAGCAGTATTGTTTATCAAACAAGGACTTGTTGATCATACATTAGTTGCAGATCCTGAGATTAATTTAGCCGCTACATTAATTAGACTGGCTAGCATTAAGTAAATAACGTATGACGTATCTAGTAAATGAAAATTGCATTAAGTGCAAGCATATGGATTGTGTAGAAGTATGTCCTGTGGATTGTTTTTACGAGGGTGAGAATATGCTTGTTATTAATCCAGATGAATGTATAGATTGCGGAGTATGTGTGCCTGAGTGTCCTGTAGATGCAATAGTTCAAGATCACGAATCAACACAAAAAATATTTGACTTAAATGAAAAGTATAGTTTAATTTGGCCTAACATAACACAAATACGTCCTGAAGATGTTCCTGAAGATGCAAGTGAATGGGCAAATGTTGAAGATAAGATGAAGTACTTTTCGGAGGAACCAGGTCGTGGCGACTAAACACAAAAAACTTATAAATGATATTGTACGTATAGATGTAATAGAAGAAGAAATAGAATACTATAAAACACTACTACGCGAACATGATACTGGACATATCCATACAACGATTGGATTTTTGAAAAGAAGGATAGAGGAACTAAAAGGAGAAGCCCCTTGGCCATTAGATTAGTAAGCTACACAGCACCTAGCAAAGAATTTTTAAATGAAGGATTAGAGAATGTACAAGACTTAATTGCGTTTTGTGCTAGAGTAAGTAATCCTTCTGCACAAATTAATAGTGAAACGAGTGAGAAGCTAATTAAATATTTAATTAAGCATCAACACTGGTCTCCACTTGAAATGGTAAATGCCGTTCTGGAGATTGACACTACTAGAGATATTGCACACCAAATTGTAAGGCATCGTAGTTTTGCATTTCAAGAATTTTCCCAAAGGTATGCAGAACCAAAAGAACAAGGCGAGTATTTTGTAACAAGTGAAGCTAGATTACAAGATAAAAAGAATAGACAAAATAGTATTGAAATTAATCTAGCTGATGACGGTATGCCAGAGCTTATAAATCGGTGGGAAGAATTACAACAAGATGTAATTTTTACAGCAGGCAGAGCATATGATTGGGCTATTAAAGCAGGTATAGCCAAAGAAGTTGCACGTAAAGTTTTACCTGAAGGTTTAACAAAAACAAGACTTTACATGAACGGCACATTACGTAGTTGGGTACATTACATTGATCTTAGAAGTGCAAATGGTACACAAAAGGAACATATGGAAATAGCAAAAGAGTGTGCTAAAATAATTGCAGAAATATTTCCATTAATAGATGATCTTTAATGGCAAAACCACAAATATATTTCGAAACAAATAATTATGCAGTAAGAAAGTTTGCTCCAATAAAGCCTGCTTCAGAATTTGTCCCTGAAAAATTTAGAAATTTACCAACTAAAATTAAAGAAGGTGACCATAGAATTGACGATATTTTTTCAGTAAAAATTTGTCCTGGAATACAAGACTATATAGGCTTAGGTTACGTTATTCCAGCATGGTGTGATATGGAATTTATTCCAAATAACGATGAGATGTTTGTAAGATATAGTGATCCAAATAATACCCATGCAGTACATTATAAAGATCAAATTGGCGATTTTTTAGATACAAAATTTAAAGTAAGAACACCAATTAAACTTGATAATCCGTGGCTTACATATGCTGAAAAAAATTGGAGTATATTGTATTTGCCTATGCTATATCATGAAGATCAAAATTTTGAAGCTGTACCAGGCGTAATAGACCATGATAAAGGTGCCCTTGTATCTCCTATCAATATAATGGTAAAAGAACATAAGCAATTTTTTATAAAACAAGGCACGCCTATAGTGCAAGCTATTCCTTTTCAAAGACAAGTTGTAACTGCACGTACAGGAAAAGTAAGAACATCAACTTTGGATAGATTAAACGCAATAAATTCTTTATTTTCTATGACTTTCAAAGGTTGGAGGAAATTTATGACAGAAAAGAAAATTTTTAAAGTAGATTCAAACGATACTAAATTGTAATCTTTTGTAACAACGCTTGCAAATCTCTTGATTTTATAATATACTAATTATAAATATTTTTATATCCTAACATAGCGAGGTAACATGCGTGAAAACGAACAAATCCTTATTGGCGATAGACCTACTTGTGCTTATGGGCTTGATGTATTTTACATCTGGAGTACATGCACATCCAACATATACAGATGATGTAGGAAAAATAATTAACAACAACTGCTTAATATGTCATAGACCAGGCGGTATAGGCCCTATGAGTTTTGAGAGCTACGAACAAGTTCGTCCTTGGGCACCATTAATTAAAATGAAAGTAGCTAGTAGAGAAATGCCTCCGTATGCTTACGACCACGGAATAGGCATACAAGACCTACAAGGTGATTGGCGACTGTCACAAAAAGAAATAGATACAATAGTAGCTTGGGTAGACTCAGGCTCCCAATATGGAGACACCGACATAGTCGTGCAACCTCCTAATCTTGCTGATCCAGACCAATGGAATTTTGCTGGAGACTTCGGTCCACCAAATCTAATAATTCCTAGCGTCCCAATAGATAT